AAGTTGGTAGCGGAGGCTTGCTGTAGTACAGGTACTGATTGACCTACGATCAGCCGCGCCAGGCCATGCGACGAGCCTGCAGGTTCTTGTATGCAGGGGACTCCTCGAAGCCGCCGCCGCGATGGTCACGCCGGGCCTTGGCCACAGCGTCCGCGTACTCGCGCGGGCTGAGCGCACCGGAGGTGTCGGGCGTGCCCTTGACCTTGGCAACGGGCAAGCCCTCGCCGTCCTTGACCGGGACGTTGGTTGCCTTGGCATGCAGGTTCGCCAGCCACTCTGCGGTGATGCGGGCTTGCAGCCCACCCGCCGCCAGCATCTTGCTGACCTCGGCCTTCTCCTCGGGCTCTGCGTTGGCCGCAGCCCACGCCTGCACGGCCTTCCAGTTCTCGGCCCCACCGGCGGCGCCCTCGATGGCCTCGCGGTCTGCCTTCTGCTTGGCGAGGGTAGCTTCGCGCGTGCGCGTGAACGCCTGCTGGCCCAGCTTCATGTGGGCCTCGTAGCCCTTCACGCCCTTGGTGGCAAGCTCTGCCTCCAGCAGCGTGAAGTCACCCTCCATCGCGGCCTTCATGGCCGGGTTCTCGGGATGGTAGCCGAGGTCGCCCACGAACTTGAGCACCATGTCCAGTCCGGCATCGCCGGTCGGGTTGTAGGTGACCGGCTCCACCGCCGCAGGGGCAGGCGCCGGGGCAGCAGGAGTGGCCGCAGTAGCGACGGGCGCCGGTGCCGGGGCGTTGCCCAGGTCGAGCGGCGCAGGGGCCGGTGCGGGCGCTGCCGAGGCGGGCGCGGGTGCAGCCGGTGAGGGGGCAGGGGCGGCGGGTGCCGGAGCGGGTGCGTTCACGTCGGTCGTCATGGATACGTCCTTCAAGGTTGGATGGGTTGCGCGTCAGCCTTAGCCTGTGCGGCGTTGCTGTCCACGGCTTTTTGCTGTTGGGTCTCGGCCTGCATCTGAGCTTGCTGCTCTTGGGCCACGGTGGCGTCGTCCTTGACGAAGCGGCGAAGGTCGATGCCGATGCCTTGGCCGATGAAGTCGGCAATGTCCTGCCACTTGATCCGCGCCTGCAAGCCTTCCGGCGCCGTGGCGAACTCGGCCAGAAGGCCCAGCCCTTGTCGCAGCGCCTCAAGGTCCCCGTTGCGCGAGAGCGCGTCGAGGCCGGTGATGATGGTGACGCTGAGGTCGGTGCCCGAGAGGTCCGCGTCGGCTGCCTTCAAGAGCCAGAAGGCGATGGGCCGCTGGAACGAGGGCGCGAGGCTGGAGTACACGCCGCCGAACGAAGCCTCAAGCTCCATCGCGGTGGCACGAATCTCCTCAGCCGTCACGCGCTCGGCGTCACGGGTCACGGCAGAGGACAGCAGGAAGCCGCGCGAGATTCGCTGGCTGTACTTGGCCTCGACCTGATCGGCCATCTTCACACCGTCGGCTACGCCGGGGCTGATCGTGCCGACATCCTTGGCGTTGCCCGCGATGGTGTCACCGTTCTGGCTATCCCGCATGTCGTCCACGGAGGTAACGCCGTTGGGGTTGGCGACCCAGCGGAACTCGGTTCCGGCCACAGCGCCCGACACGACGGCCTCAGCCAGCAGGCTCAGGGACTCGAAGTCGCCAGCGTAGTCCTCGACCAAGCCCGTGCCGTAGTCAGCCTCGTCGGCAAGGTCCCACGTCAGCACTTGGTAGGGCAGGCGGTCAGCCGCCCAATCGCCGCCGAACTTGGCGGGAAGCAGCTGCTCTTCCACCCATTGCGTCATCTTGTACCGGCCGTTGTCGGTGCGGACGATGAGCTTGTAGTGGCTGACCTTGGTCTCGGCACTGTACTTGCGCGGGAGCAGCGCTTGAATCTCGGTGTCGAGTTCATCGAAGCGCACCTGCTCGCGGATCACCAGCTTGTGGACAAGGCCCTCGGCCGTCCGCTTGACGCAGAAGTACCGCAGGCCGAGCACGCGCATGCTGTCCTTGCCTAGCACCAGCAGCACATTGCCCGTGACCACAAGGTGGCGGCATGCTTGGTACAGCTTGGGGCGCTGGGCGCGGGCGTCCAGTTCCTTGGAAGCGTTGCGCTCCATGCGGGACAGGATGTTGCCAAGCTCGGTCTCGGGGATGTTGGCCTTCGCCATTTCAGCCTTGGTGCGCTTGCCCTCCTGCACCCGGAAGAAGGGCTTGGACGGCGCGAACATGGCGATCATCAGCTTGTTGACGACGTGGTTCACGGCCTGTGCGCCGAGGCTCTGCCAATCGTGGGACTGGTCCCCGGCCTCGGGTTGCCAGCCGTTGGGCAGGCAGACCTTGGGGATGGTGAGCGCAGCGTACCGCTCGACTCGGCGCATGAGCGGCTGCTTGATGCCGTCCAGTTCGGCCCAGCAATCGGAAGCGGTCTTGTAGAACATGGCGCTCCTTAAATGGTGATGCCGCTGGAATACTCAGGGCGGAAGGCGGCACGGCGCTTACGCTGGTCCGTGGTAGCCCCGGCGCCCGCGTCGGTGGCAAGCTGCACGTTGGGGGTGTTGTCGGCGAGGCGGGAAGCCTCGGAGTCGGCGAGGGCGCGGCGGGACTCGGCGGCTGCCATCTGCGCCCGGAACGCGGCGTCGGCTTGGCGCTTGGCCTCCATGTCCTGCTGGGCCTTAAGGGACTTCTCGGCCATCGCCTGCTGCTTCGGTTCTTGTCTGCGGCGTAGAGCGACGAGCCCACGATGGCGATACCTGCTGCGATACCCATGGCTACTCCTTGTAGTCGATGATGATGTGGATGCGCTCTCGGTCGGAGCGGTTCCAGACCTCATGCTCAAGGCGATGATTGAAGGACCAGACCGTACCGGGTCGCATGTGAATGAGCTGCCCGCCGCAATCGAACTCGTTGCCGTGATCGGATTGGAGGACAACATGCGCCCGCGAGTAGTAGTCAGCGTAAGCGCCTTCGTCCCTGTGTCGCGTGACGTGCCCGCCCGCGCGTAAAGAAACGACAAAAATCCGGCCCACCTCCCTGTTGGGAAGTAAGCCGAGTGCCTGCGCGATGACCAGAGCGGTAGCGGGGAGGTGTTCGTGGTAGCCGTAGGACTCAGCACAGGTGGTGTGCTGGGCTTGCGCGAACGGGGTCATGGCTGCCGGGCCGCGCCACACGATACAGCGAGTGTCGTGGTGCGCCGAGCCCGGGTAGTCCTGCCTGTAGGTAAGGTGCTTCCACGCGCTGGTGGCCGCAAGCTCTGCGAGAGAGGCAGCTTGATCGGCCATGCCGATGTGGCCGTGGTGCTTAAAGTTGCTCTTGGTAAACAATGTCCTGAACCTTGAGCCGCTTGCGTTGCAGCAGCGTGTTGAGTTGAGAGTCCGGCTTGGCGTGCCAGAGCATGAGGCTGGCGCCTCGCTGCTGGGCAGCTGCCTTGGTTGCGGCCATGAGCCGCAGGCCGAGCGGTGTTGCGCGGAAGTTGGGATGCACGAACAGGGCGCTGTTGTAGGCAGTCACCATGTCGTAGTGGATGTTGCGGCCGACGATGTTGACCGAGTACCCGACGAGCCCGCCCTCGGCGTAGGCGCCAAGAGTCAGCAGCTTGCCTGCTTCCTCCAGCGTGAGGTAAGCGGCGCGGTCCACCGACAGCTTGCGCTCGACGGTTGACACCTCGTCCTTGTGGTCGGCGATGAGCAGACCATGGGCCATCACGTAGGCGATGTCCGTTGGCTCGATGGTGAACGTCATTCTGCGACGAAGCCTTCTCGCAGATGCTTGAGCACCAGCTGCACGCCTAGCTGCATGCCGGCTTGCATGTCGGTGGTCTCGGCCGTTACGACCATCTTGGGAAGCTGCTTCTCCAGCGCAGCGTACACCTCCGGGGTGAGCCGGGTGACGCGCTTGACTTGTTCGTCAGGCATGGTTGCTCCTATGTAGTACAGGTACTGAAATGGGAAGAGGGCGGCTGTAGGTTAGGCAATCGGTACCTGTACTACAGCCGTAGGTCCTGCGATCTATGGTAGAAGGCTAGGAGAAGAAGTACGCAGAGCGCAGCACTTCCCTGATGTCGAGACTGCCCTTGGTCGGAGGAGCAGGCAGGGCCGGGTAGCGCCTGCACAAGTCCTCGATAGGATCGTGGTGCTCGTACATCGACACGAACTCCCGGCGGATCACCTCGTAGAGGTTCTGGCTGTCCGCCGCATGGGTGCCGTAGTCGTCATGGATCATGGCGAGACTGGTGATGCCTCGCATAGCTGCCTGCTCCGTGGTGCGGTGGAGGTGGGCAGCATCCATGGAGTGCACGAAGTTGGGAGCCAGCCCGCTTGCGTGCTTGGTGACGCTGGGCTCGTCGGTCTCCGACAGTACCTTGATCTTGACCAGCCCTTGCAGGCGGGTGTTGATGCGATGCTCCTGTACGTCGAAGTACGCTTGGCAGGCGGGGAACCCGCTCGGCGTTTCCCAGCTGATGACCGGCTCCTCCTCCTGTGGGATGTTGGCAACGATGCGACGAGCGCCCTTCTTGAGCCAGTCCATGGCCTCCCGTCCCTTGACCACCACGTCGCCGATGGCGGGCCACACAGCCCGCATGAGGATGCGTGCTGCCAGCTTCCACTCCGGCTTCTCAAAGCATGGGGCTTCGCCCTGCGCTAGGTAGTCATCGACCACGTAGTCCGTAGCCGACATGAGCGTCACCCCGTAGGGTGTGGTCATCACCGACCGCTTGACTACCTTTCGGCTGATGCCGTGCTCCAACCACATGAGCCGGACCCGCTCCATATCCGGCTCATCGAATCGCATAGCGGATAGTCGTACAGTAGCGGCCTCAGCGACTCGCCGGTAAATGTCCTCCATGACAGCGTTGTCGGTGAGATTGGTGGCCCTTCCCCCCACCTCGTCACGGAACAGTGCGGACAGGTTCTGCAATCCGTTACAGCTTCCGTCCATGCTGATCGGCAGGTACGACAGAAACGAGCCATCACGATCCTCGCACCAATCGCGGTACTCAAAGCACCAAGCGAGGAACTGGAGAGGGTCTCCAGCATTTGTCCAACCGCTATTGCCGATGGGGTCTTTCGCATAAGCACAGAACTCCTCTTGTCGTTCGACCACCCAAGCGTGCCGCTCCTCAAGGGTGGCCTTGTCGAATCCCCACTTGTTCGCCCCGTGAACGTGGAACCAGCGGATAGCGTGCGCAGTCTCGACCGGCTTGCCGTCAGCGAAGCGCAGCAGCGCCTTGCCTAAGTCCGACCCTTGCGGGTTCAGGCCATAGGTCATGGGGTACAAGCGGCCACGGCTGTCCGCGAAGTACACGAAGAACAACTGCCAGTAGTGCCGGAACTCCTCGGCCTGCCGGGTTGCGCTGTAGAAGCGGGCGTACCGGGTGGCTAGCAGCTTACGCGCTGTGTGCCAGTCGGCCACGCGGCGCTTCCAGTTCTTGAACTCGTCCTGCTGCAGGGCGCCCATCTGTTCGACGGTCATGCCCTTCTCCAGCCACACCGGCGGGGTAGGCTTCGGGCTATCGTCAAGGCTGACGATTTCCTTGGTAGTGATCCCAGCCTTGCTGAGGGCGTACACCGTGTCGAGCATGCGCTCGTTAACCGCCCACGCCGTCCGCTGCAAGGCGTTGACCGCAGCCAGCACGGTCGGCATGGTGCCCTTGCGGACCACCTCCCGCACGGCGCTGCCGCCTCGGACGAGGAACGGGTTGGCCCGGCGAAGTTCGCGGGTGTGGAAGCCGCCATCGTCGGCGCTCACCCAATCCCTCGGCTCCTCGACGCACGGCCCGTACACCGGCATGCTGATGGCGATGTAGGACTTGACTTGGTCGATGCGCTCAAGGATGCCGGGGCTGATGTACACCTCGCGGCCAACCCGCTTGTACCCGCTGCGTAGTTCGTCCCCGATGGTGATGAAGCCAGCCTGCGACAGCATGTCGAGGATGTAGCTGCCGACCTGCTGGCGGGCGCCGATGGGCCACTCGGTGAACACGATGCCTGCCTTCTGCGCCTGCATCCGCATGACCGTGGTCCGGTACTTCTCGTCCTTGGACAGCCGCCGCCCGAGGTCGCGGACCAGCGTGTGGTAAAGCTCAGGCGAGAAGTCCTCGACCTGCGACAGCAGCAACTCCTGATGGATGGTGCGGCCGATGCCGGTGCAGAGGGAGCGGTGGTCCTCCGGGTTGTTCGACAGCTGCGTGCTGAACACGTAGCGAATCGACAGGAAGGACACAGCCTCTAGGTCGAGACCAGACAGCAGCGAGGCATGAGCCTGCTGCCGACCCGCCGCGTTGCGGGCGAGGTCATCCCGGATCGCTGCGGCCAACGGCAGCACGAAGTCCCGGAACACTTCCTTCGCATAGGGGTTGTTGTGCGCACGCCCTTCCTCTTCGGCGCGGTTCAGCATGGTCTCAGCCCGCTTGATCCCGCCGTGATACATCCTCAGTTCTATCTCCCGTTGGGAGAAGCACAACATCTGATCTTCCATTTCCCTCCTCGGTACTGCTTGTTAGTAGTCGGCCTGCTTCACATCCGTCCTCACGCCCTTGAAGCGGGGCTCACGCAGCAGACCCTTGCTGCTCACACCCATGGCCTCGACCTCGATGATCTTGCCCACGAACTGCTGGAGGTTCGCCTGCTGCGCCTCGCTCAGGCCGGTCGCCACGCCGCAGTTGCCGCCCTTGAAGCGGACGATCAGGCATCCCGTGGCCCTGCCGGTCTTGGCGCCAACGTCGGCCTCGTAGCCCACGCACTCCAGAGAGTACGAGACCAGCGGCTTCACCTTGATGAACTCGCCGGCCTTGCCGGCACCCGGCGTGTACGTTGCGTCCGGGTCGGCGCAGACCGCACCGTCGTAGCCTCCCATGTCCTTGAGGCAGCGGGCATACCGCTCGGCGTGGTCCTTGCCCTCGCAGGTAACGGGCACCGGCGGGAACACGTTGCACGCAACTTGCCGGGCGTTGGCCGCTTCGAGCAGGGCCAGCCGTTCCCGGTACGGGGTGGTTGACCACAGCGTCGGCAGGTCGGCGTCGTTGTCGTGTCGGTAGTGCACGAGGTCGAACGGCGCGAAGCCAAGCTGCGGCTGCGGGCGCTGTCGGCGGAACTCGCCGCTCAGGTCAGCGAACTCCTTGCCGGGGTTCCACGCCTCGCCCAGCACCATCCACCCTGCCTTGCTCTTGGCGAGGCCGGGGTAGCGGGTGAGCAGGTCCTCGCCGATGTGGTCCATGGACTTCACCACCTCGCCGGTGCGGGACATGATGTAGTCCAGCTTGCCGTCCCAGAACGCCACCATGGCGAAGCAGCCATCGTACTTCGGGAGGAGGATGCGGCCGTCCCATCGGAACTGCTGCTGGTTGCGCTTGCCCATGGCGTCGAACTCCACGGGCTTGAGGTTCAGGTAGCTCATGTCAGCCTCTCGGGTAAGCTTGCTGGTTCTGCCACAGGGCGCGGCTCACCAGCTGGGTTCCATTGACCCGCCCGGCTTTCGCCAGCGGGAGTTCTGCGATGCGGGCATACAGGTCCGCCTTCGCCTCGTCCCCACGGTAACCGCCCACGTAGTTCTCCAGTACGTGGTAGGCCCGCTCCTCCTCGGGTTGATCGCCG